ACCTACACAGAGATCGTGTGTTGGGAATGTGTTTGCGGCACCAATGTTATTTGATGTATAGATGTCACCATACACGTGGACATTTACTAACTTCGTATCATCCACATTAATTGTATCGGCGTTATATCCTCCGTATGCATCTGTATGGAAAAAGGCCATCTCCCGACCCCTATCACCTGCGACAAAACCGAGGGCTACATTTGAATATCCGGCACCGGGTGTCATCACGATTGCCGTTTCTCGCGATAATACATCATTTCCAAATCCAGAGTGAATCACTACATTAGCGACCCTCAAGTCTTGTGTAGCTATATAAGTTGCAGTTTCTGTGACTGTAATATTACCTGTCACCAAGATGTTACCCACAAGGTTATAGTACCCTTCTTGGTGCACATTACCCTTTAACATCATCACATTAGATCCATGATCAAATATACCAACATTGCTTCCAGCATACAGATTTGATCCTTTGACGCCACCCACGATCGTCAAAACATTTGAGCTTAACTCTTGAATAATAAGATTTGACCCGGATGTGGTAAGACTATCTGATACAATGACATTAGTCGCAACTAAGTTACCACTGACTGTCATGAGATCACGACCCGTCAAATCAATGGCTACTTTTGTTGATCCACCACTATCAACCTGAAAAGCCTTTGTTGGGTTCGTTGTCCCAATGGCAAGCTGATTTTCAACGAAGAAACGCTCCGCCTTACCACGCCCCTTGAGGTCAAGCACGATTGTATCCGTCTCATCTACAAAAAACTTGTCCCCCACGGATAAAGACTTTGTTGGTGTCGTATTCGCTATACCAAGGCGCCCTTTTGTACCCAAGTCATCAACAAGCAGAAGTTCATTCGCTTCAACTTCTTTCGTCAAAATACTCTTGACACCCGTAAGAGTTTCTTGTTCAACGGGTTCTGCGTCAAGATTTGCCACATAAATCTGTTCGAATCTTGCGGTTCTTCCCATTTATACATTAGTTGCCGAATAAAATTCCAGCCAAACCATCCTTGATCCTGAGTACATTATAGTTTAGGGCGAATACACTGATGTCATCTTGATCTCCTCTAAAGTTACCCTTTTCAACACCACGAAGTATCAGTTTTGCGTTATCAAGTCTACTGAAATTACATGTTCCCGACGGATTGTAGTCTGATGCATTTAGTCCAAAGTGATACACAAAGTATCTCGTATACATAAGATCCTCGGAGTCTACACGGAAATCTGTCTTACCATATTTTGATTTATAATAGTTCTGAACCGTGTGGAAATATGTTGGGCTCATATTTTCGAGGAGGGGTGTTCCATTTATATGGATGTCCGCATTTCTGAATGTAAAACGATCATTTGTAGGATCAAGATTTGTGGCGGAATATCCAAAAAATATAGACTTCACCGGGTGATTAAAAGTTCCTATGTCCAAATCATTATATCCACCAGTCTCGATTGTATTGTCAACAACATTTGAGAGTGGAAATTCAATCCTTTGAGTTTGTGTAATAATCAGATCCATCTGTCTCTTGACGAGGGATTCTCTCTCATCCTTGTCCAAGTATATATAGTTTCCATACACATTGATTCTCTTTTGTGACTCTCCATATCCCACGAGACTTGTCTCGTCAAAATTGATCCTCACTTCAACCTGATGATGTGCCAGGGAGACTAGGGGTAAAAATGCTCCGTGATCGCAAAAGAAAAAGTGAAGTGGTTGGAAGTTACGATTTGAAATACTTGTCTTATTTGTAAGTTCTTCCTGCTTTGACCAACTGTCTGCCAAATAGTTTGGCCAGATATCAGCATAATAATCATAGTGCTGGGAATCTATCTTCTGACCCCCTATATAAAGATCAATCGTTGAGTTGTATAATAGGTTCGATGAAACATTTGAGTTTTTATCAAGCCCCTCAAACCAAAGACAATTTATGAGATCACCCAAAACTGGGACAGTAAAAACCGGATCTCTGTCAGTGATAGTCTTAATAAGTTTTGGGGCTTGGGAAAAGTTTGTATGTCTCGTAAACTTCATACGAAAGAATGAATGACCTTCATCGCTATTTATATACATATCTTGTGCACCTTTGGAGACAAGTTGAATTAATGCACCAGACATTTAATTTATGATCAGATTATAAAAATAGACACTTTCCCTGAGGGAAGTCATCTTTCTTTTCTTCTTCGGTAACCTTGCCGTGGATCTTGAAACCACCCTGGCGGTATACCTTCATTCGCTTGTAGTACATCGCTGTAAAGAGAGACCAGGGGTCGTGAATGTCATAGATGTGTGGGTTGTTCTTCTTCCCCTTGGTCTCCCTCATAATACGACCAATGCTTTGAGTTATATCTGACTTGGGTGACGCCAATATGACCGTATCAAGAGTTGGAATGTCAAGGCCTTCGTGGGCTTGTGAAAAGGTTGCGAAGATAATCTTCTTTTGTGAAGATGCCTGGAGGTCTGCCTCCTTCATACCACCCATATAGAGCCCAGATGTCTTGGGAAAGCATTGGTGAAGCATCTCACAATGCCATCTACGGTCACTGAGGACAAGGAGTTGCCGTGTCCCTGCCGAAGCCTTCTTGACAAGTTCCACAAGCATTTGATTTCTCTTCCTATCCTCAACAACTTCTGTAATCATATTGGGCATCGAGACTTTACCATTTCTCATTGAGGGTGGTGGATTTCTATAATTAAATGATTCATACGTCACTGTGAATACCTCCACCTGCTCCTGGTTTTTTCTCTCTACTGCGAAGAAGGTGGGTCCCATAAACCAATGAAGGACTTTGGTGAGACCATCTTTCCTTTCAGGTGTCGCCGAGAGACCAAAGATATGCTTGGGGCACATCTTGAAGAGGGATTGACTGAACACCTTCGCACATATGTGATGGGCTTCGTCTACGATGAGAGTTCCAATGGAATCAAAGTCACTGAATGAGTACTCCTTGAGGGAGAGTGATTGAAGCATCGCAATGACAAAGTCACACTCAATTTCCTTCTTATTTTGTTGAACCACACCTATGGTAGCTCCCGGACAAAACTGTTGAATTCTCTCCCTCCACTGATCTGCCAAGAACTGTTTATGGACAACAATCATTGTACGATACCCCAACTTACACGCTATCGCCAAGGATACGGTGGTCTTCCCGTAGCCACACGGGAGACTAAGTACCCCGTGACCTGCCTTAAGAGCTGCTGATAATGCTTCATTCTGGTGTGTTGTGTCTCGCAATTGTCCAACAAACTTGACTTTCGCTCGGACTGGCTCGGGGCGTCTGTCCTCTTTGGGTTGTCCAACCCGATCAACTCCGTAGAATCTTGGAACGCACACTCCATTCTTAGCTGCTCTAAAAACCTTGAAAGGCGGTGGGGGAAATCCATAGTCTCCATTCACGATAGGTCTTACTGTGAGCTCCTTTTTAATTTCCGTAATTGGTCCCTCTGTGACGAGGTAGCCAGTCCTCGTCAGCATTTTATTATATTAAAGAATTGAAACTTTATATAACTACAAAATGCCAAGTGTTGACGTGGAACAAAATATTACAAAAATTCAGACGAGTATTGAACAATTGACTCAAGAAATATTCCGCCTCCAAGGATCTCTTCGCGTTTTTAGAGATCTTAAGAGAAGTGGTCTCAAGGTTGTTGAAGTACCACACGAACCCCGAGATGAAGAGGAGGAGGAACCTCAAGCTGAGGAACCTGTTGAGGAAGTTGCCGAGTCAAGCACCCAAGAATAACCACTGTAACCGCCTACGTTCCAAACACCTTTGAACTCGACGACGACTTCAACTTCATCACCTTTTATAAGAGACTGTACAGGTTGTCCACGGACTTCACACATCACTCTCCTATAACGGAATGGAACCTTTACCGTGAGAACTCGACCATCGAGGGGATTATCTATACGTGGATTTTGAATGAGATGTGCCTTGTTTATATGCATTCTTTCTACAATTTGAGTACATCTTTCAGGAATGACCAAACGAATATACATTTTCTCGTTATGGTCATACATGGGTGTATGGACTTGGGCTACAAACCTCATTGATTTCTGTTACGATATATTAGGATTAAAACTATAAGCACTACAAGTGTGACTGATATTACTTGGGTAAGAAGAAGGGGTCTTAGGGGTTCCCGTGTTCCAAATGTCATGTGACTGAGGGATCGTGAGACCTCCACAGCCGCCTCAATACTCGAATATGGGGTACCACGTGGAGACATCATACCACACATAGCTACATGGGGGCATTCACCATAGAAGGGGAGTTGACCATGGAGGCTGAGTACGCCCGATGACTGTGAGAATTGCCAACGTTCACCATCCCAAGTAGCACCCCACCCAAACCTGATTTGTTTTGGGAGGGGTACGTCCAATTGTTCGAGAACCCGAACCCTCAACTCCTCTGGTGGTGTTGTGAGTATGTCCTCGGTGAGATCGCAAATCACACATGATACTGTGTGTCCATCCGCAAGGACAACGGGTTGGAGGTTCCACGTCGTTGAGGCTGCGATTTCAAGGTCATCCCCCAACTTGACAGGTTCATCAAAATCGAAGAGTACATTAATCGCTCCATAGGTACTCTCTCGGACCTTCTTCTCCGCATCGGGTCCCCAATTGTCTCCAAGGAACTTGAGTGCTGGACTATTGTCAAGGCAAAGGAATAACATCCCATCATCAATTTGGGTTTCATCCACAAATTCAGCTCTAAAACTGTTAGGAAGATATTCAACTTTGCTAAGTTCCTTTTCAAATTGAAACTCCACACCAACCTTCTCGAGAGCCTCTTGCATTGCATCGCACATTACCCTACCGGAACCCTTTTGAGTACATTGCTTGGAGAGACCCACATAGTCAAAACTTTTCACAAACTCATAGGCGGACATTGTCTCCCACGTCACACCGTCCATAATGAGGGGAAGGTGCTCGAGGACTGCCCGCCCACCCTCTGTCAACTCACCAAGGGCACTCTTGAGGGACACCCCTCTGTACTTTTTGGGTTGTGTCAATACTCTCACAGCAAGGGATGTGAGAGCTCCATAGTCTTTCAATTTGAGTTGACGCAAAATAAAGCCATAGAGATCCTTTTCGGTGGGTTCAAAGATATCATTCCAATTAATTCCCATCTCCTTAAAGAGACTTTGGGTATTTACAAAAGCCTTGTCAAAAACTATTCTATGTGCGTGAAGATCTCTCAGACCCTCTTCTGGTTCCCACCAAGAGCCACCTGCAGAAGTCTTTCTGTCATAGATTGTAATGTCATGATCACCCGACCTGAGTATTTCCCAAGCGAGGGACATCCCCGTTGGACCAGCACCAATGATATGAACTTTCATTCTACTTTTAACCCATATTTATTTTAGCGACTGCGACATTCGCAGCGTTCGTGGCACTTGTACTAAGAAGATCAACAACACCCACAATGAGCATAGCTTGTTGGAGCATAACCAAACTTCTCGCCATTGAGCTTTTAGGGTATATGTCACCAAAGCCAACAGTTGATTGAATTGTAGATGAGAAATAGAAAACATCCATCAATGTTACATTTGAATCAATACCGTTGAAATGGTCGCCACCTGTCAACGCCAAAAAATAATAAAACACGGAAAATATCAATATAGTCACAAGGTTTAATGTGAGAACTTTCAACATTTATATTAACCCAGATTCTTTTCGCTCTTCTGGGGTCTTGATGGCATACATCACAGAGATGAAGATTGCCGTGGATATAACCGCGTACTCAATGTCCTGTGTCGCACTGAACGCAATCAACATGAGGGAGATGAAACGGAAAATCTTACTGTTGAAGAGGGTCTTGAGGTTTGCGGGGATCTTGATCGCGTTACCAGCGAAGAGACCTTGGTACAAGATGATGAGGGTGAAGAGGATGGGCTGAGCTTTGATGACAGCTTCAGTTGGGGTACTGACTGGTCCGAGGAAGCTATTGAGTTTGGGCATTTATAGTAACCTAAGATATTAAAAATTAAAAGATATGTGTATAGTAGGATGCTATGCGTTGCCAATCATAAACCACTGAGGAGCCCTCCTCCCCAAAAGGTGAAGACTTGGAAGTTTGCCGCCAAATTTGTATGGAAAAATACTTTTGTAAAAGACAAGGCGCAACTTGGGTCGTGGACGAGGGATCAACTTTTGGAACTTGGACCAACTTTTGTGAAATTGGGACAGATCGCATCTACAAGAGCAGACTTGTACCCCCCAGAATTCACAAAAGAATTGGAATCCTTACAAGACAATGTTCCACCAGTGGATTATGATGTTGTAAAAGATGTTGTACATTTAGACTACTTTACCGAGTTTGACCCTGTACCATTCAAGTCTGCGAGTATTGGTCAGGTACACAGGGCTACCCTAAAGGATGGTAAGGATGTCATTGTCAAAGTGAAGAGACCCAACATATACAATATTATGAAGGTGGATACAGATAATGTTCGTGAAATTGTGCGCTTCCTTGAGAAAGTTGGAGTTGATACTGGGAATAGCTCTGAGTTTGTTCTCAACGAATCCATAGAGTATCTTTTGGGGGAAGCCAACTACGCACAAGAAATTGAGAATGCTGTGCGTTTCAGAAAGAATCTGAAAGATGTAAAGTGGTTGAAAGTTCCAAAGGTGTACACAGAGTTTTGTACAGATGATACCATTGTGATGGAATATGTGGAGTCTGAGAAACTTACAGAGCTGACCGATCCCTCCATAAATAGAAAAAAGATATGTGAGGCGCTCATCAATTCCTATGTGATTCAAACTATGGATAAGGGATTCTTTCACGCGGATCCACACCCAGGTAATTTGGGATTTTCCCCTAAAGGAAAGTTGGTCTTCTATGATTTTGGTCTCATTGTAGATCTATCCGAGGAACTCCGTGACGGATTCAAGCAACTCTTCGGATGTATAATAGATAAGGACACGAAGGGGATTGTTCAAATTCTCGTGAACCTTGGTGTAATAATACCCATGAGTTCAGATCTTTCAGATATTGAACTCTTTTTTGAAACAGTTTTGGGGTACCTTGAGACCCTCGATGGGTCAAATATAATAAACGACGACATCGCTGTACAACTCGCGGCTGAAAAGCCGTTCATGGTACCCACAAGTTTTATATACCTGGCGAAATCCTTCTCCCTCATAGAGGGGATATGTCTCCAGTTGGATCCAGACTTCAACTACTTTACATATCTGGAACCCATGATCAAACAACAGTTTGTGGAATCCATAGATATCCAAGATGCTCTCATGAAGACGGCCGAAATGCCGGCGAAAATACGAAATATAAGTACGGCTGTTTTGGGTTTGGAGAAATCCAAAGCATCCATGAAGAGGTCTATGTCTAAAACGAGACAAGAGATCCGTATGGTTCAATATAGTATTGTGAGCGCTCTCATGGCACATCAGTTTGATGACACACCTTTGGCGATGGGGTTTGTTTTGTGTACTCTATGGTTTGCCTTCAGTTCTCGAAAAAGTCGATAGCGACCTCCTCCTTCTTGGAGGTAGACCCCTTGAAGAACTCTTGGTGTTCTCTGAAGATTTCCTTGGCGCGCCGCTGTTCATCGCGGCTAATATCCGACAACTTCTCACGGATCTTACCCACGTCCGCATCACTGTTCTTCTTCATCTTCTTGCCAAACTTCTTGAAACGATTGGTCTTTGCCGCAAAAGTAATAGAGGTTGTAAGTGAAAACATTTTTGTTTGTTACATTCTAATGACATTTAATTTTTAAGCGCTTCAATTTCTCCTCAAACTCCCTCCTCTCCCCTGGCGACTCAATTGGGGTGCCATTG